ACGGCGGCGTCGTTGGGCCACTCCGAAATATTGGGCATCGAGGACGCGCCACGCGACTGTTCTTTGGGGGCCAAACACACAACCAGCGTTCGACCATTTACCCCCTGCCGGCTTGAGCTCCACGCTTTCTCCGGCAAGTCCTGCAAGAAAGCAGCCGAAGGCGTTGGTTTTGTCGGAGAGGACGCCCGGGACGTTTTCCCAGACGATGACGGCAGGCTCTTCGCCTCGCCGCTGGCGAATAAAGTCAATTGCATTGGCAAGCTCCATGTACTTGATGGTCAGTTGTCCGCGCCCATCGTTGAGACCTTCGCGCAGACCGGCGACTGAAAACGCCTGACAAGGCGTGCCGCCGACCAGCACATCAGGCGCGACGACATCGCCGGTCAGTACCCTGGCAGAAATCTTGGTCATGTCGCCGAGATTGGGCGTGTCCGGATAGTGATGCGCCAGAACGGCGCTCGGGAAAGGCTCGATTTCAGCCAGCCACGCCGCCTTCCAGCCCAACGGATGCCACGCGACAGAGGCGGCTTCTATGCCGCTGCATACGGAACCGAAAATCATTTCTTTTTCACCCCGCCGGCCGCCTTCACCTTGTCATGAACCTGCTGGGCAAACTCCTCGCCCTGCGTTTCCCGCATGAACGACAGTTTCCTGCCCTGCTCTCGGCGATCGATGCAGTTCGTGACTATTTCGACAGCCTGCGCCATCGTCGGCGCTCTTGATGTTGTGTGGTTGCTCATTGGTAGGCAATCACACTCGTTCGCCAGCGTCGATTTTTGCGGCGCGCACCATAGCTTCAGTTACCCCTGCTGCGGCATAGACACGGGCTTTGAAGTTCGGGAATATCTCGTCCTTCGTTTGCATCATTCCAAGGGCCCTGGCCTTCTCCTCGATGCCCGGCGCAGACATGAACCAATGCCCAGCCCTTACCCCACCCTCGCCCCCAAGGCCGTGATCCCAAGACGCCTTGAAACTCCCCCAACTGTTCTTCGCGCAGCAAGCGATAACCGTCGCCAGTGGAAAGCCAGCCTTCTGCGCCTCGGCCTCAACACCCTCGAAAGCCGTCAATGTCGACTCAAGCCGCTTGGCTTTTCGCAACTTGATCCAGTCAGCAGCCACCTGCTTTGGGACGCCTTTGGATTCCAACCATTTTTGCGCATGGAAGCGCGGCGATTTTGCTGCCGCGCTATCTATCTCGTTAGAGATAGATTCCTGCTCCTGTTCCTGCTCCTGATAAGGCATAGCCTTGGCGAAGACTTCCGGTAAGGCTTCCGCAAAGCCTTTATTCAAACCTTGTGCAAAGGCTACGGCGCCAGCAATGACGCGGTTTAGCAGCGCACACTCGGGCAGCAGATCAAGCGCCGAAGACCATGCTTTCACAACGTTTGGAGACTCGGGGGGGTTGTATCTAAGGAAGTTCGGAAGCCAGATCAAAGATGCACTTTCATCGTGCATCGCCATACCCTTCGTAGAGGCTTCTCCGAAGGCTTCCCGAAAGGCTTTCTCGCTCCATCCGATTTCAGAAGCGAGGCCAGGAAGCGAGGCGCGCATTGCGCCAATGGCGGTCATGTGCGGATGTGTCAGGAGGAAAAAGAACGACAATTTCCCCTGGTCATTCAGGGCCCGGAACTTCGCGTCATTCCAGATTCTCGGGTCGACTTTGCGGTATCTGGCCATTACGTCACCCGCTTGAATTCGACGACCCAGACCCATGGGTTTGCATACCATGAGCCGTCGCCGTTGATGGATTCCCAAAGACTGCAATAGCTATCGGTTGGGTCTGAAAAGTTATAGTGCGTGGAGTCGGCAAGGCCAAATCCTCCATCTGGCTGGACCACGATTCCTTCGGCCATTGCATCGTCTTTGCTTATGTCAGCAAGCCGCTCAACGCGGACGCCGGTTATCTCGAGCAGGATGCGAGAGGCCCAGCGGGGCATGTGGATAGATGGCTTGCAGGCGTCACTCAGTCCGTCGTCCAGATCAATGAATTCCTGAATCCCATCGGTGGCCGGATAGCTGATCTTGTAGCCCTTGCCGGTCTTCCAATCGGTTTCCCAATGGTTTTCTATGTCGTCGGCAAACAGAGGCTGAAACTTCTCCCGTACCCACAGCCGGTCGCCAGGCTGTCCGTATGGGCAGCGAACATCGTCTGCTTCGTGGCTTACTGGGTCGCGCAGGGTTGGGTGGGAAAAGCGCCATATTCCATCCGTGCCAACGAATGCGGTGTCGCTGCTCGGACTTGGCTGTGGCTTCACAACCCGCCGCGTCTGCGTCTTCCGGCCTTCGAGGATGGCGCGCACCATCGGCGCCGAGAAAAGTATTGGTCGGTCTTTCATTGTGCGGTTCCTTCGTGCGAGTTCGTGACCTTGAGAAAAGGGTGGGCTGCCTACCGGGAACTCGCGGTAACAGTAGGCGCGCTGGCCGGCGCTTGCCCATTGAGAAGACTGTATTCGTTGCTTACTTGCCGCTTATCTTTTATGATGAAAGGGCAATATAACCGCAATGGTTAATATTGATAAGCGCGTGTTGATCAGAATTTACACCATGTCCGCGTCGTAGCGCAAGCAAACAATGTTGCCGGTATTTTTTTGCATCAACGCGCTTGCTTTCCGTTTAGCAATCGTCTAATCTTGTCATACGGGATGCGTATTGCATCCCATCGACAACGGAGGTCGATCACATGAAAGCTATCACTCGCATCATTCTGTGGTTCCAGCTTTACGCGCTGGAAATCCACATTGAGGGCCAGACCAAGATTCTCAACTGGCTGAACGAAATAAACGGCGACCCGATCACCCGCGGCAACATGGATATTTCCAGGAGCAATGCCCGGACGAACCTGGCTCGCCTGCGTTCCAATTACAACGCCACCCTGCCAGCCGGCCAGCGCCGCACCTGGCACATGGCCTGATCTTGACTCGGCTGGCAAACGCCCTGAAGGGTTCCGCCCGATGAAGGCCACGATCAGCCGTCAACTATCCCCTCTGGTCACAAGCCGGGGCGCTTGAGGATGCCGGAAAGAGTAACCGGTAGTGACATAAAGGAATGCGTAATGGCCTGTAATTTCACCGGCATGCTTCGCGCCAACATCAATTGGGAAGTCACCTTGTCACGCAAGGCGTGTCTCAACGAGAACGAGAGCGCAAGGCGTCGTCTGGAATACGTCACCGCCCGCGATCAAGCCGAAGTCCGCAAGATCATCGCGGACGATCCGAAATTCAAAGCTTTCCGGGTTTCGTCGATCCGGGAAGCTCGTTAAAAACTCAACCCTCTGAGGAAATCATGAACGATCAATACGAAGAAGGCCGGGAAGTCGCCGGAATTTCCGTGGAAAGCGGCACCGTCGCCGTGTTGAATCGATCCGAGATCGAACAACAGGTAACGACCGCCCACAAGTTCCCGCGCTCAATCAAGCGTTTCCGTCAAGAAGCACTGCAGATGGTAACGCTCAATGAGTCGGTTGCAGAATCCTGCATCTATGCCCTTCCCCGCGGAAACAAGACCATAGAAGGCCCGAGCGCCAGATTTGCCGAAGTCGTTGCCTCGGCTTGGGGAAACTGCCGAGCCGGAGCCCGAGTTGTCTCCGATGCTGGCGACTTCATCACCGCGCAAGGCGTTTTCTATGACTGCGAACGCAATGTCGGCCTAACCTATGAGGTACAGCGCCGCATTACCGATAGCAAAGGAAAGCGCTACAACGCCGACATGATCGGAGTAACCGGCAATGCGGCCTCGTCCATTGCTCTGCGTAACGCTATTCTCAAGGGAGTACCGAAAGCGTTCTGGGACGATATGTACCAGGCTGCCCGCGCCGTGGTCATGGGTGACTTCTCGACCCTGGCCAACCGCCGGGCCGATGCCCTGAAGGCGCTGGTTGCCTTCGGCGTCACGCAGGAACAGGTATTCGCCAAGCTGGGCGTCGAAGGATCTGCCGACATCACGCTCGATCATCTGGTTGTTCTGCGCGGTCTGATCACCGCCATCAAGGAAGGTGACACCACGCCGGAACAAGCCTTCGCTCCCGAGGATGGCGCAGCCAAGCAGACGAAGCCGGCGGAAACAAAACCGGCTGCAGCGCTGCCCGAAATGCCGGCCGACAAGTTCAATCTCGAACTGCCCAAGTGGCGCGAAGCGGTCAAGGCCGGGAAGCTGAAGCCGGCGCAGATCATTTCGACGACGCTGACCAAGTACGTCCTGTCCGACAACCAGAAACTGGCCATCGAAGATCTGGCCGTCAATTACGGAGAATAATCATGATCATCCATGAAGTTCAACAAGGTTCCCCGGAATGGCACGCGCTGCGCGCCAACACCCGCAACGCCAGCGAAGCCCCGGCCATGATGGGCGTCAGCCCGTACAAGAGCCGTTCGGCACTGGTCCGCGAAAAGGCGACCGGCATCACCGATGAAATCACCCCGGACATGCAGCGCCGTTTCGATCTTGGCCACATGACCGAAGCGCTGGCCCGCCCCATTCTCGAAGCCATCATCGGCGAAGACCTCTACCCGCTGGTCGCCACCGACGACGAAGGCCGTCTGCTGGCCAGTTCTGACGGCACGACAATGACCTGTGAAATCGGCTTCGAGCATAAGCTGTGGAACGCCGAATTCGCCGCCATGGTCGATGCCGGAGAAGTTCCGGATTCGCACAAGTGGCAACTGGATCAGCAGATCGCTGTGTTCGGCTTCGAGAAGATCATCTTCGTAGTCAGCGATGGCACGACCGACAACTTTGTCTACTGCGATTACCGCTCAACGCCGGAACGCATCGCGCAACTGAAGGCCGGCTGGAAGCAGTTCGATGAAGACGTGCGCAACTACCAGCCCGAAGTCATCGAAGCAAAGCCGATCCTGACCGCTAATCCGATCGACAACCTGCCGGCCCTGGTTGTCGAAGTCACCGGCCGCGTCACGCACAGCAATCTGGTCGAGTTCAAGGCGGCGGCCAATGCCGTAATCTCCAGCATCAAGACTGAGCTCGTCACCGATCAGGATTTTGTCGACGCATCGGCGGCCGTCAAGTACCTGAAGGATGTCGAGGACAACGCCAAGCGCGCCAAGCAGAACGCCCTTGATCAGACGACCAGTATTGCCGAACTGCACCGCGCCCTGGATGAAGTCGCCAAGATGGCCGGTGACGTGCGCAAGGCGCTCGACAAGAAGATCACCGAGGAAAAGGACCGGCGCAAGGAAGACATCGTGCGCGCTGGCGCTGACGCCATGGGCGACTACTGGCGGGCGCTCAATGACCGTATCGGCGGCTACATGCCTCCCTTTGAAAGCAACTTCGGCGGTGCCGTCAAAGGCTTGAAGTCGCTCGACTCCATGCGCGAAAAGGTCAGCGCCGAACTGGCCCGCTGCAAAGTCGCCACCAGCGAGATTGCCGACCGCATCGAGTACAACATCAAGACCCTCCAAGGCGAAGGATTCGACTGGCGTTTCCTGTTCCCCGATCTGGCTTCCGTCTGCGCCAAGGCAAAGGACGATTTCACCGCCCTGCTGATGTCCCGCGTGTCGCAGCACAAGGAAAAGGAAGCCCAGCGACTGGAAGCCGAGCGCGAGAAGATCCGCGCCGAGGAACAGGCCAAGGCACAGCGCGAAGCGAACGAACGGGTTGCCGAAGAAATCCGCAAACTTGATGCCGAGCGCAAGGCGGCAGCAGAACAAGCGACGGCGGCCAGCCAGACGCAGTTCGAGCAGCCCGCTTGTGTTGAAGAAAAGCCGAAATCTGAGACACAACCGGCTTTGTCTATCGCCAGTGAGCAACAAGCGACTGCCACCGCTTGCCTACCGCGCATCAAGCTCGGCGAAATCAATGCCCGCCTTGGTGTCGTCAGTGTCACCGCTGACCAGCTTGAAATGCTCGGATTCAAGCCGGTCGCTACCGACAAGGCCGCCAAGCTGTACGAAGAACGCGACTTCCCGACCATCTGCCGAAAGATTCAGGAACACATCGGCGTTGTGATGGTGCAGTCGTTCAAGAAGGCCGCGTAACGATCAACGGGGTTGGCGCAGCAAACGCCTGAGAAGTGCCTATTGGCGGGTAGGCAACCAACCCCACCCATGTTTTTACCGAAACACCAACAACCACCTGAAAAGGAGTAGCAAACGAATGCCGAACAAGATTGACCTTTCTGGACAGCGTTTTGGAAGGCTTGTTGCTATGCATGCAATGCCACCAAAAAAGAAAGGTGGATCGACTCGGTGGCTTTGCCGTTGTGATTGCGGAAATGAATCTACGCCTGGAACAGCGCAGCTTCGCCGAGGCAGAGCAAAGTCGTGCGGATGCTTCCAGGCGGAAGCGGCCCGATCCGCAAACGCAACTCATGGGCAAATTAAATCTTCGGAATATCGCGCTTGGTGCGCCATGCGATCGCGCTGCAATACAAAGTCGAACATTTCATTCAAAAACTATGGGGGGCGTGGAATATCGGTATGCAAAAGATGGGGCGACTTTTTGTGCTTTCTTTCTGACATGGGGCCGCGACCAAAAGGAACAACGATAGACCGCATCGACAACAACGGAAATTACGAACCAAGCAACTGTCGATGGGCAACGAAGGAAGAGCAGGACAGCAACAAACGAACAACCGTTCTTGTGACTTTCAATGGAAAAACGATGACGTATTCTCAGTGGGGAAGAGAACTGAATACCGACCCCGGAACACTGCGTCAAAGATGGATCAAGTTCGGCACGCTAAATCGCATTCAACGAACAAAGGAGAGTTACCGTGCAATCAAAAATCGCACTTCATAAAGTATCAAGCTCGCAAATTTCCGAAATCGGCCACGACCCGTCATCCAACACCATGGCCGTCCGCTTCAAGCACGGCGGCACGCTCTACCACTACAAAGGGGTCAGCGCCGAGAAGTTCGAGCAGTTCAAGACTTCCGAATCCATCGGATCGTTCCTCGGCAAGCACATCAAGGGCCAGCACGATTTCACCAAGATCATCGAAAAGAAGGAGTAGAAATAACATGGCATCCAGCAAGCAAACCGACTACAAGACCCTGCGCACCAAACTGCGCATGAACCAGACCGAATTCTGGTCGCGGATCGGCGTCACCCAATCCGGCGGCAGCCGCTACGAAGGCGGTCGCAACGCCCCGGAGCCAACGCGCATTGTGGTCGACCTGGCCTACGGCACGCCGGCCGCCGCCATCGCCAAGTTGGCCAAGCTGCGCGGCGTTACCGTTGAAGAACTGATCGCCAAGGTGGCTAAATGAGCCAATTCCGCACCGGGCTCGACATCCAGTTCATCGCCATCCCGTTCCCGCTACCGAAGAAGATGGCCGCCGAACTGGTCAAGGCGGGCGAACGCGCCATAGCCATGCGACAGTCCGTTGAGCGCTACAAGGACGAACCGACCAAGCGCCATCAAGCCGAAGACCGCTACAACGTGGCCACCGCCGACATCGCGCTTCTTGAACAATCCATCCGTGGCGAAATCGGTGTGATCTACACCCGCCCGGGCTTCCTCTCGAATCAGGAGTGATCCATGAGAAATATCCGAGCCTCACTTGCAACCGCATTGATCATGGGAATGGGCAGCATGTTGCCCATCATGGAGCGCGGCCTGCCCGCCCCTACCATTCAGGTCCAGCCACGCCGCACCAAGGGGAAATAGCATGCCGGACATTTTCAAGGCAGTCGCCCGCGTACTAGCCGAGCAATCCTGCCACCCGGAGGACAGCATCAAGCCGGAAACCACCCTCGAAGACGGCCTGGAAATGGACAGCCTGGACGCGATCCAAGCATTCATGCTGATCGAGGACGAATTCGACATCTTCATTTCTGACGAAGAAATCGAACCCTGCAAGACGGTCGCCGACATCATCGACCTTGTGACAAAGAAAGTGGGTGCGTGATGGCAAGCGTCAACAAGGCAATCATCGTCGGAAATCTGGGCAAGGACCCGGAAGTTCGTTACACCGCCAGCGGCGAGGCGATGTGCAACATCACGGTGGCAACCAGCGAAAACTGGAAGGACAAGGCGACCGGCGAGAAGAAGGAACTGACCGAATGGCACCGCATTTCGTTTTTCGGCAAGCTGGCCGAAATCTGCGGCCAGTATCTGAAGAAAGGCTCGCAAGTCTATGTCGAGGGCAGTATCCGTACCCGCAAATGGACGGACAAGGACGGCCAAGAGCGCTACACAACTGAGATTCGCGGCGACGAAATGAAGATGCTCGGCAGCAAGTCCGATGGCGGCCAGCGCAACCAGGACAGCGAACCGACCGATTACGCGCCGGCCCCGGCCAAGAACAAGCCGAAGCCCTCGTTCGACGATCTCGGCGACGACATCCCGTTCTAGCCAGCACCTAGAATGCTTGCCTAATCCTAATCAATCTATTATCATAAATTATGCAAATCAACATCAAACAACTCTCCCCGCTTGCCAAGATGCCGACCTATGCCACCGATGGCTCCGGATGGTTCGATCTGTACTCGATCAACACACTGCCGCGTCTGGTACAGGAGGGCCATCCCGTCGTATTCGATACCGGCCTGGCCTTCGAAATTCCCCCAGGCTACGGCATGTTCATCCTGTCGCGCAGCGGCCACGGCTTCAATTTCGACACTCGCCTGGCCAATTGCGTCGGCTGCATCGATTCCGACTACCGCGGCGAAATCAAGGTAAAGCTGACCTGTGATGTCGAGCGCGACGAAGGCATGCCAATGTCGGTCATGCCCGGCGACCGCATCGCCCAAGCCTGCATCCTGCCGATCCCGCGCGTCTCGTTCGAGTTCGTCGATGAGCTTGGCGAGACAGCCCGTGGCAAAGGCGGATTCGGCAGCACTGGACGCTGATCATGGACGCGAACACCCTCCACTGCTACCGGGCGAACTACAACCTTGAACAATGGGAATCCGCCTGGTATCACGGGTTCCCAATGGACGCCGCCTGCTTGGCGATTGCTGAACTGTGCAATGAGGTTGAACGGCTAGAAGGCGCCGGCCTGACGATCACAAACATGCGCCAGCAGATCGCGCATTTGAACGACGAGATAGCCGGTCTTCGCTCTGACAAATCCATGCTTCAGGCGAAACTCGACGAGGCGGCGAAAGATGCCGATCGGTGGCGCACCATCGAATTACTCATGTTCCTTGGAAATGTCGAACTAAACCAAGGCGAAGATGGCGGCTACGCGATACTGCTTTTCCCTGCTGAAAATATCGTTGATCAAGGGTGGGAAGGAAACTCACCAGAGGAAGTTGTTGACGCCGTCAAATGCTACGGTCAGGCCGAAAAACAGGCCAAAACCGAAGTGCCGGCCATCGTCTTCTATCCGGCTGGATCGCTCGGCGAGGAAGTCGAAGAGGTTGCCAAGGCATTCGGCGTCGATGCCAATACCCTTGAGCCGATGGTGAAGTAATGACCAAGCACGCCAAGACCCTGCTCGAAGAACTTCCGGACCTTCTCGGCGAGGACAGCCCGGCGCTGTCCGTCGACGACATCGCTGAACGACTCGACCGCAATCGCGGCGCTGTTGGCAACCTGATCCGAGAGCTTCACGCCAAGCCCGAGAAAGCCGTTTATATCGCCGCCTGGCGCCGAGCAAAGGGCCGCCATGCCGCCCTATGGAAATGGGGCTCACTGGACGACGCGCCCGAGCTTCCAAACCTGACCAATGCCGAGGCGTGCAAGCGCTACCGAAACACCGAAAACGGACAGCGCGTCCATGCACGGGGTTCTCGCCGCTGGTATCGAAAGAACAACGGCGCCGCGCTTCGGCTGATTGATCGCAAGCACAAGAAAGCCATCGCCGCCTACGAGCGCGACGGTGTTGCTGCGATAGATCAGTTGCTGGCGGCGATCATGGGGGCAAACAAATGAATTATTCAAGAGAACAGCGCCGCAAACTTGCGCGCGACAACGCCAAGTTGCCGACCGTTCTTCAGCCCGTTCCAATAGCGGAATGGCCGGCGTACCAGGCAGGCGCCTCGAAGATTCCCTATGCCGTATTGCGAAGCCGTTTCTTTCTCGTCCAGTGCTACCAAGAACACGATGGAATTTCGCGCCTTTCCATAGCTCGCTCTGAAGTCGATACATCATCTGGGCGCTGGAAGGACGGTATCACTTGGGAAGAATTGCAGGACATAAAGCGGCAGGCTGGGCTCGGCGACTACATGGCCGTCGAGATTTACCCGAAAGACAGGGACATCGTGAACGTCGCCAACATGCGGCACCTGTGGGTACTGCGCGACCCGCTTTCTTTCGGCTGGAGGAAATCATGAACCGCTTCTCCAACAATGCCGGCGCCTTCCATATCGATCCGGTTCCCTCGCAGCCACAAATGGCTCATTGCCACGGGTTCTTTGTCCGCCACGACATGCGCCGCAATGGCCATGGAAGCGTTCTCAAAGAGCAGCAGATGCGCATCCTGAAGGAACTTGGCTACGATTTCGCAACCTGCACGGTCGACGCCGGCAATGCGGCCCAAATCACCATCCTGCAGCAATCCGGATGGCGCATGCTGGCCGAGTTCGCCAACAGCAAATCCGGTGGCAAGACACAGCTATGGGGGTGGGACGTTCAATGAAAGTCCTGATCCTGACAGAAGCCGCCGAATTCCTGCGCATGAAGCCTTACACCCTGCGCGAATTGGTCAGTAAGCGAGAAGTGCCAGGGGCCAAGGTTGGCGGCGAGTGGCGATTCACCGACGAATCACTGCAGGCGTACATGCGCAAGCTGGTGGCCGGCGAATCGCAGGTAATCGAGCCACCGGTTATTCCGAATCAGAAGCCGCCAGCGCGGCGAAAGCCGAGACAGCCGCCGCGGCTGATGTCTTCCAACGCTGGCAGTAACGGGCCGAGCGGCGTAGCCGCGAAGGTCCGCGTTGATTGAAATGTTGGGCCTCGGCGCCCATGAAAGGATTGAAATGGAAACGCTCATCCGCGCACAGCGCGAACTCTGGAACGACACGATTGCGATTCACATGGCTGAGCGCAAGCCGTTCGGCTTGTTTGTTGCACAGACCGCGACCTTCACCGAACAGCCAGAAGGAAGCTTTCACGAGCCATTCCTACGGTTGCAACTCGCCGATGCGCAGCGGCTCATGAACGAGTTGTGGGATTGCGGACTTCGCCCGAGCGAGGGCACTGGGAGTGCTGGCAGCCTAAAGGAAACAGAGAAGCACCTGACCGATATGCAGCGGATCGCGTTCATGCTGCTTGAGAGGCCAAACGCACTGAGATAAGCCGCCGAAGGTCGGCTTGAGCGAATTGTTAGGCGTCTTGTTGAACGGAGAGGAAACGATGGAATACACAGCAAAGCTACCGACCGAGGTTGGCCTATACCGGCACCGCTGGGACTTTCGCGGCCAAATGCGCGAACAAGTGCTGTTTGTTGGCTACACCAACGCGCGAGCGCAGAGACTACAAGGCAGCGAGCCGAACGCCTACATGCCGCGCAAGCTGAAGTGCTGCAAGCCTGACGAACACTTGCACGCAGACCGCCTGACCCCGAAAGAATGGGGCGGATGGTGGGCGCGCATTGAGACGCCTAACGCAAAAATCACGGGCGGCTGAAAGCCGTCCCGTGGATTGCCGGGTTAGCCCGGCGCTTACTACGGAGAAAACAGATATGCCAACACTGCGATTTGAGGGTTACAGCGACGATACCTTTGGCGAGGTGGAGCACACCAAGGACGACTACGACAACTGCGCTAGCGGGAAGCCGATTGAATATCTGGTGGCGCACCGGGAAAGCGGAATGGGGTTGGTTGTGACAGGCCAGCACTGCCCAGGCAATAGCGGTAGCTGGTTGATCGGCGTGGCGAACTGGGATCCGGATGCAGCCGATACCGACTTCCCGCGCTGGCCGATGCGCATCGAGGCGCAGGACTACCGCAACGGCTTCCAGCCTTCGCTGGTGATCGAAGCGCCGGACGGCGTGACTGTGACGTGCTTGCAACGGAGCGGCCATGACGAGGGCTAACGTGTGAATTAACCGGCGCCCGTGCGGTGCCGGCTGGTGCTGGATGCTTGAGGGCGTCCGGTTGAATGATGGGTTAGGCCTGGTGGCCGGAGGAAAAGAACTTGGACAAGTTTGTTGCTTGGATCAACACAGCGGCGGCAGCTTTCATGTTGATTGCGGCCTATGGCGGCGCGAGCTGGGAAGCGGCATGGTTTGCGGCCACAACCGCATGGTTTTCGTGGATGGTCGTCCTTCGGGCCTAACGCCGAAGTTCAGCGGCGCCGGTAGGCGTCGCGCTGCAACGCAGAGTTGGGCGTCACTCGCCCAGAAAGGAAACCATGCTGGCATTTTTCAAGCGACTATTCTGCCGCCACACGCACGGCAGGCTGGTGAGCATTGCGTTCGACGGAACGGCCGTGTACGAGTGCGCCGCCTGCGGCAAACACATCAGCAGGGGGCTGTAAGCCAGCGCAAAGGCTCGGGGCTCCGTACCCCGCGCCATGAGGCCTAACGTTAAGTAGACGGAGCGTGCAAGGTATGGCCTACAGAAAACGAACCCGCTGCAGTGCCAAGTTGGCCGCCGTCAGAGCATCGGCTGCGCGCCTTCGGATGGCATCGCCGGCGCCGGACTACATCCCTCAGATGCCAGAACTGCGGCGCACGATCATCATCATCGACCACGATTTCGGCACGGTCGAGCATCGTATCGATCTGTTCCGGACGGGGCGCATCGATTGTTATCGGGTGGTGGCAGATGGGGTGGAGTGGAAGAAACGGGCCGGGTGGTCGACGGTGCTGGCCGGGATTCGCAAATCATTCATCCGCGTTGGCGCGTTACCATAGGCGCTCGGCCAAGCTGCTGGCGCGCAGGTTTGCATAGCGTTGAAGCGATTTCAGATCCTTGTGGCCGGTGATTTTGGCTATCTGCAAGTCGGTTAACGTGGTGCGTTCGTAGATCCTGCTGGTCGCCTCATGGCGCAGATCATGAAAATGCAGATCCTCGCACTTGGCCAGCTTGGCAATCGTGCGCCAGCGCCCGGATATTTTTCCTGACGTGCGGCGCAAGGCCGCCTTGTCGAGAGAGCCATCCCATAGCTCAGGAAATAGCGGGCCGGTGCTGCCCTTTGCCATGTATGGCTCAAGGATTTCAACGGCTACGCTCGAAAGCGGAACCTGCCGCTTGCTGCCGTTCTTGGTGCGGTCTAAAAACACAGTTCGCCGGGGTAAGTCGATTTGCTCCTTCTCCACGGTGTACATTTCCCGCATTCGCATGGCAGTTTCAAGGGCCAGCGTGGTAAGCAGCGTCATTGGCGCTTGGCTTTTCGGGTTCAATCCGCGCTCGACGCCAATCAGATTAGATTGCAATGTAATCAATCACTTACAAACGAACCGCAAATGATTAACCGCGCAACGGAGCGAATAATAAACATTCGCCCCGTTTTGTGCAACCAATACCTTTCACGGTTCAAATATTCAAACGCTAGAAGGCGAGTCCGGTAGTGGCATCCAGTGCGTATGCCAGCCATCGCTACATCCGCCCGGATACCATAGTTTCATAGACTCGTCCCAATGCCGAACATCGACGCCTCCAGAGTGGTGAAACAGAAGCACTTTCGATCCGTCTCGCGGCACGGTTTCAATTGGTTGCCATTCCATTTTCGTCCTTTTTTCCAGCTAACAGTAGCAAAGCCTTCTAACACTCCGGTCGATGTCGCTGCAATGGACGCCAGCCATAAAGCCGGCTGTCGTCCCTGAGCTACAGGTTATTTCTGAATGGATAGTAGTTCATTCACCGCCCAAAGAACATTGGTCACAGTGCTTTCGTTCGGCGGGCTGTCGTTTTCCATCGCCGCCATGAGGACGACAATGACCGAGTGTGCCATATTTGCCCGGCTCTCGATCAGGTCGGCGCGGGCGCGTTCTGCTTGGGATCTCATGCTGCACCGCCAATCGGCGTAACGCCGAGCATCTGCGCCAGCTTTGCCAGCCCCTTCGGCGTCACGACAACCTGCTCTGTGACGCGCTCGCTGCCATCGGGCAGGATCGTTGTCACGGTGCGTACGTTCAGATAGCCGGCGTTGATCTTGTCGGTGTAGGCGGAATTGCGCGAACTGCCTTGGCGCTTGAATATCCACGTTCCCAAGCTGCGCAGCCAGGCGATGAACTTGTTCGGCGGCTGCTGCAGCAACTTGCCGGCGGTCTGCAGGCAGACTTCGCCATCGGCCAGCGCCATGCGGTCCAGTGCTTCGGCCTTCGGCGCAAGCACTTCAACCTTATGCTCAAGCTCTACCGTCTTTGCTTCGATAAGTTGGCGGGCTTCAACTTGATCGGCCCATGCGCGGGCGGCAACGGCCGGGTTTGTGAAATCAGGAAGCTGCGGACGATGCGCTGTTTCCTCAAGTTCGGTCATCTTGTCGAAGACCTTGGCCTGCAATTCGTAGCTGTAGCTCATGGCCATCAGGCAGGCTTCGCGCTTCGGGAATTTGTAGCAGGGGCGTTCCTTGTTTTGAACGTCGCGATAGGTGAAGGAAAAATTTCCTGCACCTATTTCGCCCAGAACTTGCGGTACTTTCTTCAAGAAATCAGAGTGGGCAAGAATTGGTGCATCTTCTCCGCGCTGGCTATTGATGAACTCGACCAGATCAAGGCTGGTCATGGTGACACTTGGGTTTGATGGAACGAGGTTCATGGTAAGACTCCAGTAGAGGTTTGACCTCCGCCCCCCGCTTCCAAACGGGGTGGGCGGAACCGTGCAGGTTGGAAGACCGGGTACTGGAACCGGCGAGCCTTACGGCTCCCTACACGGCCCGCTCCATTGAGAACTTGCCATGCAACGGACGAAAAAATACCGCTATTCGCGGCGTGTCCGCCAGTACGTTCCGGGCTTCCAAACCCGTTCGCTGTTGGTGCAGCGACACACGTAGTCTAACCTTCGATTAAGAAAGGTCAACAATTTTTTCTCCGAATCAAAAGTGTAGGCGATCGATTGCCTAATGGCAAGCAAGCATTTTGGCGCAGGAAAAAGCGGGGCGATTTACCGCTTGTCGAACTGGTCAAATGTATCCGGATTCCAGATCAAATCTATTGGCGGCTCGTCGTATAGCCTTCGGCAAGCTAGGTAGATGCCATTCCCGGCAAGTTGGCTGCGTGTTTCTCCCGCCTTCTTCATGGCACACTCAGCACCGCTCTTGTACCCAAGAAATCCACGGCCATCACCTTGCGGAACGCTATTGATCCCGCCCGGATACTCGCTCATGCAGAGCTTGATCGCGGCATTGGCCGCCGCCTCGTTCTGCAAGCCCGGAAGGTTCTTCAGCAAGCAAGTGGCGTAGTTTCCGGCCAATGCCGAAACCGGAAGCAGCAGCAATACGATGGCAATCGCTTTGTTCATGCCGTGAGTATATCAATTGCGTCGCCGCCGGCAATCGTTATACTTACCGGATGGATATAGGAACCGGAATCGTCATCTTCTTCGGCGCAATTGCTGCGTGGATGTGCTTTACCACGCCGCGATTCCGTGAAGTTGTTTGGGGGTATGCCCTGCTGCTCGCCATCATTGGCGCAATCATTTCACTGATCACCGGACAGGGGCCGGGATCTGATCATACTGGCGGCCACATACCGTAGCCCGGAGCAAGGCGCTTTGCCGCATTCTCCTTCATCTTGTTGATCCGCTCGATACGAACTCGCTTTTCCCCGGAATCAAGGTCGCTGCGCTCAATGCTGTGAATGCGCTCATTGAACTGAGTTTCGATCTTCTTGACGCGCTCAACCTGGCGATAGCGGAGCAGTTCGTCCGCATGGTCGGCTGAATACTCCTTGGCATCATCTATCTTTCCGTCTTTGAGCAGACGGCGATAGGTGGCATGCGCCTGTTCCAGCTCCTTGGCCTGGTCATAGATCATTGTCACATAGCGCGACGACCCGGTTCCTTCTTCGCGGGCAATGCCCTGCGTGGCAAATTTCCAGTAGTCCATCGCCGGCTGCGTCGGTTCATTGGATACGACACGAGTCGCCATATCGGCCCCGCCTACCACGAATGCCCCAAGCCACCCGAAATACGCCCTGGTCAGGTGGTCGTACTGAACCGGCGATAGCGCCCCAAGCGTTGCGCTCGACAAACCACGCGCCACCAGCGACGTACCGCTGTTGTAACGCATGGTCGGATCAAGGCGCTGCATCCCCATGCTCTCAATCGGGCGGCCGGTGAAGCTGTCCTTGTTGGCGTACAGGTCGAGCATCGGCTTGAACACCTGCGGAATCGGGTTCATCGACAGGTTATTCGAAACCAGCGAGCCAACCACCTTACGGAAGCGCTCTCCGGTCATCTCGTCGTTCAGCATGTACTCCATCGAGCGTTCGGCCAGCGTGCCGACTGCGCCGACTTCAAACGGCTTCGGAATGCGGTACTCGATGCCGCCAAATTTGAACCACCAGAAGTTGTCACGATCCCAATCCTCACGGCGCTTCCAGTCGTCGTCATCCTCGTAGCCGAGCATCAGCGCAATCGAAGCCAACGCAACGGCGCCGGTCACGATAGCGAGTTTGCGCGGATTGTCCTTGGCCGAGCGGCCGAGTTTGTACATGCCCTGCAAGCGGGCGTTCATAAATGGCACGATTTGCGTCAGGAAGCGGATCGTGTTGAACGAACCCTGCATACTGAAGTCCATCAGATCCCGCGCCGCCAATGCCGCATCTGCGTGGCTGACACCGTTCTTGATCATCTGGTCATAAAGCGATGCCCGGTTGATTTCCTCCGACACGTTGCCGAGTTCGTTATACGCGTTAATGGCCGGCTCTATATGCTTGTCGTAGAAGGCTCGCCACTTAGATTCGCTGTCGAGGATTGACGAATCCTTGACGCCAGTCTTGATCAACTGGCGAATGCGGTCAGATTCCTTGCCCTCCAGCATCGTGCCAAAACGGATCAGGCCGCCCGATGACAGCGCAGAAACATACGCTTGTGAGAACTTACGCTTTTCCTGCGCCATGCCGACCAGCGACTTGGCAAAGTTCTTGGTTGCCGTCTTCCCGTCCGTGATGGCGTAACCTTCTCCAATGTTTCCTGCTGGGTTGTAGCCCAGATCAGACGTGCCAATCGCCTGAATCGAATCGCGGATCAAGTTGCGCACCTTGAAGGCTGGCGATGCGGTGACGCCGATGGTCAGCCAGTGCTTGAACTTGGTCATGACATCCATGATGCCATTGCGCATCCCGGCGTATTCCAGACTGGTGATGGCGGTCATCACGAACGGATCGGTGACGACGTATTCGATCTTCTGGCCGTTGTCCATGAACCAGACGGTCTTCTTCTCGCCAGGCTCGGCCTTGTGGGCGGCGCCGACCTGTTCAGCGGCGACCAGCGAAGCCTTGGCGGCCCGATTCTTGGCTGACGCTTCGATCAAGTGCGACCAGTTGAGCAGCGTATTCGACAGCAGATCAGAATTCAGCTTGTCGGTGCCGCCCTTCAGTTTCTTGAACGCCTGCTGGCGGACTAGCGACTTACCCATCTTGGCACCGATGAATTCGCCGTCCTCTTCCGATACGCGGTAGAACGGAACGTAGAATTCGGACTCCCAGAACTTCCGGCTAGCGCCATCGATCAGGCCGGATTGCTCGGCCATGTCCAGGGTGTTTTTCTGGAATTCGTTGAACACCCGCTGCGCATCGGAGAACATCACCGCCCTGCTCCGCGTCGTCTTGCCTTTGCCTGGCCCGGTCTGGATGGTGTAATCGAATGTCGTCTCACCACTGGCCAGCGACTTGCCGGCCGCAATATCTTCCGGCGTGAAAAGGTTCTCGCGTTCGTTCTTGGCAAGACCTTCGGCCCGGTTGGCGGCGACCCACCACAGGAAATCATCCAGTTCGCCATGCAGCGGAACGCCTAGTTTTTCAATGAATCCGCCGCTCTGGTCGCCGTCATAGACGCCATCCTTGAGCGACAGCTTGCCGTGGTGCAGCAGCGTTTCAAAGGCGCCGGCCGTGCCTTTCGATAGACGGGCCAGCATGTATGCTTGGCCGTTGTCGTTGAGGTCACGCAAGCCGCGGAACTGATCCACGATACCGACCGCCATCTTCTTCCAGAAATCGTTCTGCAGGTATTCCTTGGTGCGCTCCATCAAGTTCTTAGGGGCAACGTCTCGGCCAACATTCTTGAAGAACTGGCGCTGGCGCTGATCGTACTGGCGGCCAGAGTCACCGACGATCCTCCCAATGTCACCGCCTTCGTCGGCGACGTTGTAGCGGATGTCCTGATTATTCGGGTCGAAGTCGCCGTTGTTTCCGATAGCGGATTTTATCTGCTCAGGATAGAAGGCAACGATCTCCCCGCTGCGCATGTCGACAACACCATCGTAACCTCGCCGGATTAGTTCTTCGCGTGCATTTTCCTCACCCTTCCAAGATGCCACTTGCGCTGCTTCTGACCCGCTTGCCGGGTTCTTGATGGCCGCATACACCGGATAGACCGTGGAGCTTGGGGCGCCCCGGTAAATCGCGTAGTCGTTCGCTCCACGGATTTCAGGCGTCAGATAAATCCCGCCACCGTAAGTACCGGACGTGGAAACCTTGAACTCGCTGATGTCCGTCGCGCCAGTGCCGTGATAAACGACAAGCGGATCGCCGTTCGCATCAACCACCTTGCTGTCACCGAACCACTTGCGGAACGCTGCGGAGTCGGTCTGCTTCGGCCCGGTGGCGTAGCGGATAGCGTCGGAGCCATGATGATCGCTGAGAATCATCTGGTCTGACGATTCTTGTGTTGCCATCGCCGTTCCGGTGATATTCGACATTGCAATCATGTCATTTATGTTGTCGCTCATGATCGCTTCGGAGACACGCAGAACTTCTGAAAGCGCGGTATCCGCTGACGACGACAAGCCAAGGAATTGCCGGATCGCCGATACGAACGAGGTCCAGGCAGATTTCGATTGGTAGGGAATGCTTTCTAGATAGGATTGCGCGTCTACGTCGGTTAGCGCCCAAGCCAATGTTTCATGCACATCACGGAATGCGTTGTTTTCGCTGTTGAACATCCGCTGTTCAAAATCCGTAAGTGTTATTTTCCCAGCCTTACTGTCAGCGACGCGCCGGTTGAAGTGCCCGATTATTGAATTCGTTACGGCGTACAGATCGGCAACATCTGCCGCCAACTTGCTACCTGCGGCGACCTTTAGCCCGCCCAGTCGCACAGCGCCCATGGTTGCCGCATGGACAAGCTCATGGAGGACAGTGCGAACGCTTGTGCCGACCTTGCCGGTTACATCTGCGCCATTGATCCAAACATCGACAGACGGATCGGCTTTGCCGAACTTGTAGGTTGTTATGCCACGAGCGCCGAGCAAGGAGCGAGGAATGCTGTCGCCGACATGCGCAACTTTGAATTTCAGATTTACGCCGGCTGACTCTAGCATCTTGAGGCGGCTAAGCACCTTGCCGGCAATCATTCGCTCAGACGGCGAGCCTGATACCGAAATCCATTGCGCAACATCAATAGTTGATTTGCCTTCAATAGCTTTCTGAACGCGCATCGCTTCGGCGTCGTCAGGGTCTAAATTGTCTTTTGCCATGCGTTCAGTATAGGCGCTTGCGCCTCCTTCGCTCTTGCGCAGCGCCATATCCTCCCGCATCACCTCAACGCCAATCTCCAGCGCCTGCGACAGCGCATTCTCCTGGCCCTGCGGAATGCCCAGGATGCCGCGCACCACGCGAACGAACCAGTTCCAGGCGGTCGATAGCGTGCCACTGCTCTTCTGGGCAGAAACCTTCTTCAGCGCCTCTTGGAATTTCGGGTTCGTGAAAGCCTCGGCAACGAACTCATCAATATCCGCCATGCCATAGACGCCACGGCCGGTTGCTTTGTCGTAGAACAATCCTTGCGCCCTGCCAACTTTCTCGACATGGGCAAACAGCGCCTTCATCTGGCCGGCGGCCATGCCCTTCTGGTTCAATGCCTTCAGCGTGGCGGCGTGCATGAGCTCGTGCAGCACATGGCGCTCGGCCGATGCCGGACGGAACAGCGAAATGGTGTCTGACTTCGGGTTGTAGCCGGCGGCATACTTATTGCCTTCCCCGGCGTTCATCTTCCAGCCCTTGCCATCGCCCACGGTGACGCTCGGCGCAATGCCGGTCTTCATCAGTAGCTTGGCAACTTGGCGATTGAACGGACTACGGGAAGCTGAAGCGATGAACTTCAGGACTTCGGCGGCGCTCTTGCCTTCGGCGGCCATGCCGTAGATGGCGGTGTCGGCTGGGGTGAGTTTGTCTTTGCTGGCCTTGTTGTACTTGGCCGTGATCGATACATCGGCGTCGTTGAATATGACGTAGTTCGAGTTACCTTCGCCTGCGCTGCGGCTCGATCCATCCAGATAACGGATGCCGCGAATACCTATGGAGTGCAGGTAGTCGGAGGCGGCTTTGTCTGAGCCGTATTGGTCAGACACAATTTTGTAAAGAGTATCACCGCGCTCATTGAAATCAACACCGTTATTTTTTGCAATCTCAAGAGTATCGGATAGATACTCGCCAATGAAATGCGACTTATCGGTTAGCGCATTTCGCACAAACTCGCTCTGCTCACTCAGCGGCTTGTCCCAGTCGAGGTATTCATCGGCAGTTGGGGCTAGTTCGACTTGGTAGAGCCTGCCATTCGGCGACGGATAGAGATGCTCTGACAGGTCATTTAGCGTGCCGTAAATCCAGTGCGATATACCTAAACCTTCTTTTGCGGCAAGTTGGCGAGCGGACCCGAGGTCGCCAGCCATCCCGGCAAGATATTCAAGCGCAACATCAATGCGCTCAGGATCGCGTCCAGTTTCTTCTGCCCATTTCTTTACATCGTTCGTGAGCTTACGGTTTGCAGCGTCACTATCGCCGTATTGCTTTCCGTTGAACGTGATAGACGAATTATCCGCACCGCTCAATTTGCGGCGATACCACTCCGCAACATCCTTGGCTCCTGCGAAGTAATGACCATACCCGTAAGCCTGCGCCCCTTCCCCTGTGCCAATCTTGCTACTGTCGAACTTGTCGTGATCGTGCGGCGAACCGTGCCAAGCGGTCATCAGCACAGACGGCACATCACCCTTGCCGGATGATCCGCGCTTGCCGTACTTCACCGTATCCCGCGCCTTCTGAACCAAGCGCATCAAGTCGGCATCGCTGTACTTCATCAAGCCACTGAATCCAACCTTGCGCAACCATTCACGGATAGCGCCGATGATCTCCTGTGCCTTGCGCTTGAGCGACGGGTTATCGCCCTTCTCCTGTACCTTGGCAATCAGTTCCTCGACGAGAATCCGTTTCTTCATTGCCTCGGTAAAACGCGGGTCGAATGCCTCAGCCTTGCGCAGCATGGATTCAGTTTGCGCGGTATTGAAGCCATTGCGCCGGGCGAATGCGCGGAACGCATCCTTGCCATTGACGCCCATGATGCCACTGGCTGAAATCTGATCGAACACGCCAGCCAGTTCCCGCGTGGTATTGGCGCCCAGCATTGAACGCAAGCCGTAATGCGCCCATACTTCATGGAATATCGTTTCTTCAATCTCATTGGCCGATGCGTGTTCGTCGGCAATCAAATAGAAAGTGTCACCATGAAACACGCCTCTCGCCGTCTTCTCGCCCTGATCCTCAATCTCTTTACGCACCGCAGCCGGGAGGTCGTCAAAGGTAGCGACGACGCGACTATCTGGCGCATTGCGCCACCCGGAAAGCAGGTCGGCGACAACCTTGCTAGCGACGGCGATGTCGACTTTGTTCGCATCTACCCGGCCAAGCGACGGTGATAGCAGGGCGATACCTGATTCTTTCAAATCAGGGTAGTCGGCCAGAACCTCGTCAGGAATTTGCTTGCCATCGGCGATGGCCTTCTCGATCACTTGGCGATGATCTACCGGCTCGCCATTTTCGGCTACGCCGTAGTTCAATCTGGCTTTGCGTTCGATCCTTGCGGCGGTTTCCGCTGCGCCATTGCGCTTTCCTGATGAGCCAAATGTCTCGGCTCGGTCGTTATTCTTTGCGTCGTACCATTCCTTGCGCGTCATC